TACCGGCAAACGCACCAACACTTGTAGCACCACTAGCTACAGACGTAGTTAAATCTTTTTCTTTTACTTGAACACCAGGCGAAATTAAATCTGCCATCTTAATTTTCTCCTTGTTATAGTATTAAATCCACTTACTTCTCATTTTGTTATACAGTTATTTAGTATTTTCTAATGTTTGACTGTATGTCTGTATAATCTTGCAACTTTATAGAGACACACAAATGTCTAAATAGTAGTATGGCTACAGGCATTTATGTAATAAAGAAAAACGATGAACCAGTATATGTTGGAATGTCGAGAGGCATCTTTAGACGGTGGGACACACACGAAAAGAGATGGCCGGCTACCGAATACGATTATGAGATACTAGAACACTGTGAACCAGAAGTTCTCTTATCAAAAGAAAAGGTATGGATAAACAAATTAGACACCTACTACAACGGTGAAAATTTAACTGGAAAGCAGAGGAAGAAGCGAGTGGTTATCAAACGAGAAAAAAAACCTCAAGGGTATAGTAGAAAACAGTTTTTACTGAGTACCTTTAGAGATGAAGTTTGTGGTTGTGGAGAGTCCGAACTAGTATGTCTAACGTGGTTTCCACATCACAAAAAGATACGACATCTAATATTGCGTCACGCAGTCAACTCAAAAGAACGACAACAGGCACTGAAACTAATAGAAGAATGTAAGCCACTATGCTCCAACTGTGCTGCCAAACACGAATTTGACCAACTAGGTTTCGTCCTTTAGTATTCCATAGGGTCTGGCGCATCAACCGGCCTCCAGTAGTCACCATCACCATCTATGAAAGGCATCACAGCTTCTCCGTAATGTACACCATCATCCACAAAACCAAATGGTGCCATATCTGCTTCGATACTTTCTCTTTGAGTTTCATATAATCTCTTACGGATATCTTCATCAGTCAGTTCTTTAAAATACTGTTGGTCAGTCAACCACGCAAAGAATACCAGACACATCATAAGGTCATCATAAGCACCTTCTTCACCTTCAAACGATGAACCCTTCTGTACAAACGTAGACATCTCTGATATAACATCAAAATCATTTATCAATAACTTATCACTTTCTATCAATTGTTTCAAGTTAGAACAACCAACTTTCTTGACGGTCTTAGTAGTTCTCACACCCAAGTCTGTCTGTTGGTCACCGAATCCACCACCAACCACCTGACCTAACCGACCTCTCATCTGAGTCATAATAACATTTTCATATGCTAAGTCGTGATGGATGGCATCAGCAATCTGACCACCAATATCATTTATCTCTATCAACATATAGGCATCATTATAGTTCTTACCAGCACGGTAAACTACATCAGGAAAGATAAGAGGCTTGATTTCACTGTTACGATATTTTGCAACCAGTTTGTATGGCATCTGTGTGATATCTATAACAACAAAGGCAGAGTTATCTCTACTAGTACCTCTCGCAACATCTACCGTCATACAGTATTGATGTTCTTTGATAGGTTTTTCATAGATGTCTAAACCACCACTAGACTCAATGGGATCAAAGTATGGTATCTCTGAAATCTTTGTAGGTGATATGAGTGTATCAACTGAACCAAGAAATGAACATTCAAACTCTTGTAGAAACTGTTGTTCACTTGTATTTCTTATGGTCTGTTCTTTCCACTTCTCATCTCTACCAGGGACCTCTTGCCAAGACACTTCAATAGGAACAAACTCATTTCGTTGGTTCTCTGCGTCTACCCACATCTTATAAAACATATTCATTCCACGTGGCGTGGAGACTATCATTACTTTACTGGTTTCGCCTGCTGTAATCGTCGGATATACAGAACTAAAAAACTGCTCAGCAATGTTAGAAGGAACAAACGCAAACTCATCAAGGAAGATAATATTATAAGAACCGCCCCTAACAGCCGATGCAGAAGTTGATGCTGCCAATATTTTAGAACCATTTTCTAACTCCAAGGAACCTTTGTTCCAATTCATCACACCCATCTGCAACCAAGTAGGCAGATGTTCATAGGCCAACTGGAGTCTTGATAACAAGTCTCTCGCCGTTGACGCTTTATTCGCAAGTATCGCAACATTCACTGTCTCATTGAATATGATGTAATGAATGAGATACGATAAAATAGTAGTAGACTTACCAGACTGTCTAGGCAACTTACAGATAGTAAATCTGTTCTTGTGGAATGTACCTACAATATCTTTCTGAAAAGGATACAGATTGAATGGAACCAACCCCTCATCAATACTCACTATCTTTACATATTGCTGAATGAAATAGACAGGGTCTTTGGAACACTTCATAAACTCCTTGACTTGTGCTGGAGTAAACTCATGCGATACTGCAGCCGTCTTGAGATTAGGATTTCCTTTATATGTTTCTACTGCCAAACCAAACTCCTTCTATGTGAGTGTATCCAAGCTCTTCTGCTGCCCACACCCTACTGTTACCTTTGTGAACTCTGTAATGCTGATGAACATAATATCTACCACCGGCACCATAACGAGGCTTGTCATACTCATTACCTTTACGGTTTTCTACTTCTATAGGGTCTAACATAACACCGGTTGCCATTACGTCTTCATTTGCACCACGGCCATCAAGTCTCGGCAACTCTGATATGTCAAACACTATCAGATCAGGTCTCCGATTCTTTGACTTCAATAGCTTCATTCTTGTCCTGCTTCATCAACTTTTGTAGTTCTGCAGTTGATCCGATGAACAGTGCATTAGTAACATTCTGTGGTGCTTTGTCTGGAACTTCTTTGAGAAATTGCATCTTCTGTTGTAAGTCGGCAAGTCGTTCTGTGACTTCTGATACAGTCTTTATCAACTGACCTGCTACCTCGTATGTTCTTGGATGTTCACTTTCTTTTGCAAGGTCTAAGATACCAGTAATGGCGTCCTGACCTCGCTCAATGAGGCTGTAGAAGTTTTCACGGGAGTATTGATAGTCAACATCAATGTCTGCATCACGACCCGTGTCCGTTGTTAGAGCCTGTTCAGGCCTCTGTACGAGAGGTTTAGGATCTATTATTTCTTCTACTATGTTTTGTGTTATACCTAGTGCGTCACTAATCTTCGAGTCTATCGATGTTGTCACTTTCGGTGTTCTACCATAAAGGTGTCCGCTCATAATTTATACCCATTCACTTGTTGTCTCATTAAAACCAAAGTTGTCATCACTGTCTCCACTACCTGTAGCCTGAACTGTAAATCTCTGTACTCTTTCAGGTGTCTCTGTCGGCAAGTTAGCATAAGTAGATGCTTCCACCTTTGTAATCGGTTGTGATGTAGTAACAGGACCGTATACATAAGACTTGGCTGTAAATGCAAACGTGTAGATGATTGCTCGCCGTGTCTGAAAGTCACCTTCATAGGTATCTTCGTATCCAATACTGTTCAACACAACAGGCACATCTCTAACAATATCCATCTCAGGCACTTCTTTAATGGCCACTGTGTATTCTGGTTGGAAGTATGGTAGTATCTGTTCTACTATCTGAATACCATCATCACTGTTCTTTGTCATTACAAACAATTCAAAGTTCATATTGTATGGTACAGGTGTGTATTGAGTACTCATCTGCTTTAGTTTTTTATCAGCAGTACCAGATACCTTCTTCTGTTTAATAATACGATTTAGTTTTCTAACAGGATCATAGTCAAACGACTGTATCTCAAAACCAATGCGAGGCAATGTCATCGCTATCTTCTGTGTAGCCGATGGGTCTTGGTCTAGACGTACCATAAACTTTTGCTTTGGACCATATGCCAAAATCTGAATACCATCATCACTATTCTTTGTCATTACAAACAACTCAAAGTTCATATTATATGGTACAGGTGTATACTGAGTACTCATCTGCTTTAGTTTCTTATCAGCAGTACCAGAAACTTTCTTCTGTTTGATAATACGATTTAGTTTTCTAACAGGATCATAGTCAAACGACTGTATCTCAAAACCAATGCGAGGCAATGTCATCGCTATCTTCTGTGTAGCTGATGGGTCTTGGTCTAGACGTACCATAAACTTTTGCTTTGGACCATACGCCAAAGGAACTTTCATAGACTGTATTTCTTTACCAGTACTATCTCGCCGTGTTATTACGATATCATTAAACAAACTACCAAACGCTATGATAGTCTTTCTCAATGACTCGTTGTAAAAATAATGTCCTAACATATTATCTCCTAAGGATCACCAAATGGGTTCTTCTCTGTGAAGTCTAGTATTGGGTCATTCAAGTATCCTGATCCTGTTCCCTCTACTGCATCTTGTATCCATTCATTATCTGAATCGCCTACTGCTGTAATTGCATAGTCTTCATTGATTATAAAGTATGAATATTTAGACGTTGAGTCTTCCATCAGTATGGCATCGAAGCCAAGTTCATTTTCACCAATCAACGTACCACCAGCATTGCTTCCAGAACTATCAGTGGCATCCAATATGATAGTTGATTCTACACCACCCGGCATACCAATGTTGGCATAAGTACCCGATTCAATTTCAATCGGTTGGTTGTATGTAGTTGTGGAACCTTGTTCGCCAAGGAACTGCCACAGTAACTCATCACCAGTGTATGTTGTTTCAATCTTATCAATGGCATCAATACCAGTGTCAAGACGCTCATCAGAGTATTCAACTGTACGAGCATACAGTTTGTATACTGGTAAGTTATCTACTTGAAAAAACGGATCATCAACATCGACAAAACTTATTTCAAACAGACGCTGAACTGTAGGCATATAAATCCAATCGCCTTCGTTCGGTCTAACAGATGTAATAAGATTAGAATCTATTGATACCAAATCCAACCAACGCCTACGAGAAACTGTAAAGGTTGTTTCATCTCTTATCTCTAAACCAAACCGTGTGATGATTTCTTTCTCACCTTCATACCCCTCAACTGTGTCCATATACATTTCTATCATATATGAGTCCGTGAACTTAGACAACGGCGCCTCACCAAAGAGTTCGTCCTTGTTGACTAAAGTTCTTGGGAGATAGAAAACATCGTGACCGAAGATTTGGCAAGCCTCTATGATTAGGTCTTCATATAAATACTGCTCATTGATTGTTCCCTTAGAGAAAAAATGATTAGTTGGCACTTCGTCTCCCGTGTTTATAGTTAGGGTTATTCTTACCGGAGACATCAGCGTGGTTGGCGCTTATCTTCTTCTTTGTCGCCTCACTGTGTCCGAGTTTGTTTCTGCGTGCCAAGTCAGGCCGCTTCTTACCCTTGTTCTTACCAATCATTGCCTTCTTCATATACTCACTATGTTTTGGATTCTTAGTTCCATACTGTGAGTGGTTGATGTCTTTACCGTTTTCATCGAGGGTCGGTAAGTTCGCACCTTCCTTTTCCAACTGCCACTTAGACGGCTTAGCAGTCTTCGCTATATCGACACGGGCTTCGTATCTTATAATGTCAAGCCAGTCCATCACTTAACCAATGTCGAACAGGAGTGGCTCCGCCCAAGTGGTTCTAGCTTCTTCTTCCAACTTAAACACCTCTTCATTAGCCTGGGAAAATATCTGTTCACCATTCATAGTTACTCCACCTAGCATTGTAATACCAGCAAACTTACTAAGATTGGAACCCCATTGTCTTTTGATTAATGCCGTAGCATATTTCTTCAACCACAAATCATCGTAGATGTCTGTCCATGTTGTCGGGTCTAACTTACGATAACACTCAATGATAATGTATTCTCCTACATCAAGGTCATCACCCCAATCCATATTAATGTACAACCGTCTTTGATTCACATTAAACTGTAAGGGCTTCTCTCCTATGAGAAGCATATCTAGAAAATCTAAATGCCACATCGTCATCTGATAGTGTATGATTGACTCT